CGCATATGAAGTATTGATATTGCTTGAGCATATTACCCAAGATATACCAATCAACTCCACTTTCAACAATCCCAGGACCGAAACCATTCTCTATCCGATGTTCCATCAACCACGCAACAAATCCAGCGAAGTACTTTTTAGTCCAGATCAACTGGTCTATAGGTACTCCAGTAAATAATCGCGTCTTCGATTCCTTGATCTTCTCCAATGGTCTCGTCTCGTCCTTACACTGGTCCATGTAGTAGCATTCGGGTCTTATCCGTTTCCTCAACAGTAAATCTCCTTCCTTTACTGTCTCTAGTAAGGTCTTACCTGTAAGTGGATTCATCTCCTCAGTAAAATGCAACCGGTCGTCCTCTCCTCTTACGAGCCAGGCATTCTTCCCTTTACCTTTCGTTTTCCAACAAAATCCTGCTGATGTTTGCAGGTTTATTGGTAGGACATAACTCATGTCCTTCGTCCCATTGATGACTTCGTCCCATGTCAAATCCCGTTGAAAGAATTCACAATTCTCTGAACGAGCCATCATATATGATGTTATGTCTTCAGCAGCCTGTTGCACATCCTCCCATTTCAGGTCTCCTACATCTACAACATATTTCTCCTGTGCAACGTAAAGTGGATCTTTCCCGTTTCCTCTAACTTTCGAATCCGCCAAACTTAAAACTGACAAGTCAGTCTTTGGTTTGTGGAATCGTCCATAAAAGAAACTCCTTTCCCATCCACTTTTCGGTGTTGTGTGAATTTCATACTGTGATGTTACTGATCCTATGGTATGGATCTGTGGTGGTGCCTTGTATTTTGCAACTCCCATCTGCAAAATCATTTTCTCTTCTGGTGGTCGAAAAGCTCTAGGATCTTCATCCAGAGCTCGTAACGCCTCTCGCGTTACAATCGTCATTGCAGATCTTGGTGAAGTTTTCCCCCCCATCATGTGCATCCCTATCACTTTAAAAGTGGCCTTTCGGTCAATTCCAAAGTTCAGGAGACCACAATCTCCGAGTTCTCGCTTAAACTTATACTCGATTGAGTAGCTTGGCAAAATCCCAGCAGCGTCAGTAACGCTGTTGTGAAAAAGACAAGCAACTCCCTCATGCACAAGAAGCTCCCCTACCGATTGTCCCATCAAGTAGGATCTCCCACCATGGTAATATGATGTTACCGTCTGGATCTTCTCATCCAGAACATCTTCCGTCGTAAAATGCTTCCGTAAATCCCTCATCATAGGGATATTACATCCCGTGCAATTCACGAGTACAGCATCAGCATATTGAACCAACTTAACGGGTTTATTCGTCAAGTTGACTTGCCATACTTCTGCACAACTCTGTCCCCCCAAGATTTTCACGATCCCTCCGATACTTTCACTTTCCCGCAACATATTATACACATGGTGATTCATAAGCAGCCAATGGCCACAAACAAACGTCCCATATGCCACATGTGTTGCGGTTTGCCCGTTCCAAACGGTAAGTGAAACTTGTGAATCAGCAACCAACCTAATGATATCATAGTTGGTTCCATTCATCCCGAGTTGCACACGCAAATTTTCAGGTAAACTTGGTGGTAAAGCTTGATGTTGCCAGTCTGGTACTTCCACAAGTTTCTGATGTGGATCCCTCCTTCGTGGTTTCCTCGTCTGTTGCTTCTTTCCTCCTGGATCAGATTGCAAAACTCGCTGTTCCTCTGGTGTTAGAAAACGTTTCGCAATATAAACGACAGTTCCTATTGCAGAACTGGCAATACCTGCCCCCAAAATGATCTTAAACCATGGCAGATATTCTTTGAAATTAGAGGACACTCCCTCTTGGAGTACATCCAAAAACTTCAAATTCGTTTCCGTCTTCTCCGCGCCTTTCTCCAAAAGCACGCGGAGTGTAAGTGTTGGTACTTTAGTCCCCGTTAAAATCTGGAGCGGTGTCCTAGCTCCAGATATCCCTTCATAGGCCACAAATTTCTCTCCTAAATGTGGCTTAAACTTACCAGCCATCGCAAATGGCACATAGTAAGTTTGTGCTTCATCTGGATCCGCAACGACGAGTCCCTCAACTCCATCGATTGGATCAACAAACTTCGGTACTATTTCATACCGCAACGGTTTGTCTCCAGTTGGTCCGTAGTGCGCATCATGATGTTCCAAGAAGCGCTGAAAT